AAAACCTAGACAAGGTCAAGAAATGCATATCGTTATCGTCGATAATGGCCGAACCACACAATTAGGAAGACCCGATTTCAGAAATTCATTAAAATGCATTCGATGTGCAGCTTGTTTGATTGAACACCATTGGCGATGACTAAGCACTCGTAATTTTCTGTACATTGGTCCATGAACTGACAGAACATCTCAAAGGTTGGAAACATACCAGCATAGTTATCATAGATTCTCTTTCTATTTGTGATGTTATTCTCGCGCAGAATGAATACAAAATCAATGTTGGTACGCAAGTTAGGCGTAATACCAAGCGGATACTGCATAGTGATCAGAGTTACCATATCAATATGGCGGCCGTTCATGAATACGTAACGAGTAGACTCCTCGTTGATCCACGATTTATCGTAAAGACAGTCATCGAGAATCAAAAATGCACGAGGATCGGAATTAGAGTTTCCACCATGAGCTTTCTTATCCTGATTTCTTTGCTGTTTGACTGCTAATTGACGCTTGATAGCATTCATTACGATTCCAGGACTATACTTATCGTGGATTAACTTAGAAGGAACCATTTCTTGGAAGAAAGGATTAGCAACCTCTGTACCAGAAATTACAGTTCCTACAGGGAAGCAAGCTCTTGTATTCGCAAGAATGTCTCTAACTAAGAAAGATTTTCCAGTATCCTTCTTTCCAATGAGAACAATCATGGGAGATTTACGCGAGTCGATCTCACATCGATCCACAATAGTTTGAATGTTAAACTTCTTGATTTGAAAATTCATCGCGTGAAGATTCCTATATTGGTTTAGGGCATGGATTATAATTGGAAAAATGAAGCGTAAGCAGACATCAGAGCTACGTACCAATCCTATAGCTTTAACAGTTAGTAGGACTCCGTACAAATATAGCCTGTGGACGGTAATAAATCCACAGCCATTTTTTCCTCCGATCGAGTGTTTATTCAAGACAAATAGTTTGGAGCGTGTTCAAGAATATGGTATCAAGCTGAACGATAGCATGGTATGTATGAAAGAAGAAACAGCTATTCTTGCTTCTGGGCGTGATATGCATGTTCATCCAAAGATTACTATGCTTTTGAGCCCATTTAAGTGTATGAAAGGTGAGTTTGGTACGTTTGGATTACCTATGCTTTCGGAACATGCTCGTGAGACCCAATCTAAGCTGCAAAGTCATAACACAGCAGGATATGTCGGAGCTATTCTTTCAATTGCTCTATCAGAATCTGGTTGTCAGCATTTTCCAAAAGTAGTAGGGGTTTTTACTGGAACATCCGTAAGTCATACGATTGATATTTCAGATGACTACGAAGAACTTTCTGAACGTCCTTGGTTTTCTCAAAACATTGGTAAAACATTTGATCTTCGTCTTGATGAGCATACTGGGACTCCCATCGAATACACGCGGAGCGCTCGTGTATCGCTTCAGCTGGGAGAAGAAGCAGATTTAGGTGATGTTCAAGAACTTATTGCCGACCATACTGAAGCTGAGGCTGCCGAAATGACGCCGGTGTTCAAGGAGGAAGAGGTAGATGATGATACAGAGTCTACAAGTGATGTATCAACATCATATATATTTCAGATCGAGTCAGTATCTTCATCATTTGAAGGAAGTGTTTGTTCTGATGAATCTGAAGATGAACCATTTGCTTGGGCAACGTTTAAAAACGTACCAGTTCAGATGACTGTTATGGAGAAGCTTGAAGGAACGTTTTACGAACTATTGAAAACAAATCCAGAATCGGAGAAACACTTTGCGTGGATAGCTCAGATCATATTTGCATTAGCATATGCTCAGCGCAACTTTGCTTTCACACATAATGACCTTCACGGAAACAATGTCATGTTCAAGAAGACTGAAAAGGAGTTTTTTTATTACTTCCACGCAGGGGTAACTTACAAGGTACCAACATATGGATATCTGATGAAGATCATTGATTTTGATCGGGGAATTGGTTCAGTTAGACTACCAGGCATGAAGGAGGCTAAGCTTTTTATGAGCGATCAGTTTGCGGCATCTGAAGAGGCTGGGGGCCAGTACAATTGTCAGCCATTCTTTACGGAGAAACATAAAATCATTAAGCCAAATCCTTCGTTTGATTTAGTTCGTCTTGCGACTTCTTTATTTTGGGATTTATTCCCAGAGGGTCCAGAATTTGATGACTATAAAGAACAACCGTTATTTAAGCTGTTCATTAAGTGGATGAAATTAGAAGATGATACCAGTGTTCTATTTTTCAAGAAAACTCCCAAAGTTGATCGGTATATTGGGTTTAGTTTGTACAAGGCAATTGCCAGATTCTCTAAGGATGCTATCCCACGCAAAGAAATATCCGAGTTAAAGTGTTTTATTGCTGATTCTGTTCCGGGTGAGAGCTGTCTGGTGATTGATGTTTAGACCATATGATGTATGCTAGAAAAACTCCAAAAAAGTTCTTGGCGAATATGTCCAGAATGTTATAGCCGGTATTTTTAATGGTATATTTTGTAACTGCAAAAGCGCCATACAAAGACCAGAAGAAGACAAACCAGTAAAACACAAGACTCTTCAGTATATCTCCAGCAGGTAAGAAAGTGTCTTTGATATACTTAAAATTTAGAATAAATGGAATAAATCCTAAAGCGGTAGAAGTATACGCGCTTAAGTAACCAAGTTCTCCTATTAGACCAAAGAACAGCATCGCCGCATTTAGGAAGACGATTTTTATTATGGAATCTTTATGCTCGGATAAAAAATCATGTAATCTGGTTGTTTTAGCTCCATCGTGACTCAAATAAGCAGATAATGTAATCAACATTAAGGGTGTAGTAATTCCCCAATCTAAGTAACGAAATGGAGTGATATTTTGGGAGCCTTTCTTAAAGTAGTAAAGCAGCCATATGTAAAATATGAATTCAATGATCTGAACAAAGAATTCAACTTTTAGTAGATCTTTTAGGAGTTCATCTTTTGAATCTACTTTTATATTTATTGCAAGATAGTCAATCACTCCAATAACAGCTTGAATAAATATAGAAAATACACCGCTAATGTAGATCATTATATAGTTATGTTAATTAAAAAGTAGGAACACCAACAAACATCTCTTGAATCGCAGGAGCTTCAGGAAGAGCCTTTATAGCTTCAACAACAACTTCAGGTGATGAAACCGTATGTGCGATTCCACCACTGAGAAGGCCACCAAGTACTGTTAGCTTGGAAGCAGCAGACCAATCGATAGGCTCAGATCGAAAACGGCGATCGAGAGCATATAGAATAAAACAGATTAAAGCAACTGCTAAGGCGATATAAAGAGGCATCATTTGTTGTCAAACAATGTGAATGTTTACAGATTTAGAACGAGGCCATCTCCTTCTGCCTTTGAATCAATTTCAGCCATTAGATCAACCTCGGGGATTTCAACCTTTGCTTCAACAGGAGCTTCAATCTTCTCATCCAGATCTGTAAATGATAGCTTATCATCATCATCGTCTTTCTCAACAAATGTGAGAGAAGGTTGCTTATCTTCTTCTTCATCAGATTCCGAATCAGGAAGATCCTCAAAGATTACAGACTTTGAAGAAGGAGGAGGAGCCGGCTTATCTTCTGCGGGTGGTTCGCTAAAATATGACTTGGCGATCACTTCCCAAGGTAAGAACGAACGAACAACATCGTCGATTGTCTTATAGATTACCTGTTCAATTTCCTGGCGGTTCTTTGCTTGCTGTTCGGTTGGAATGCCAGATGTCTTGAAAAGATAGGCAACCTGCCATAGCTTTCTGGCTGAGTGCTTGTATAGTTCGTGAATGAACTTGGTTACGTTGGGGCGCTCAAACTCAACGCGGACTTGCGAAGATGCTCCACGATACTGAAGGGCAGCAAAAGACTTCATATAGGCAAGGAATACGCCCATTAGAAGATCATCCATATATGCACACTTGGAAACCTTGAGGACGCGCTCGACCTCTTCTGCCAGGGTGCTATCAGACCAATCTGGAATCTTGGTCACCATGTTCTGAAATGTTCTCAAAATTTCATCTTGTTGCTTGTTGCGTTCGCAAAGTTGCTTCGCGCTATCTTGAATGCTCCAGAATCCCTCTGCCAGGCGAGGGACGAGAAGAGATGCGAGATGTTCGCGAAGTTGAACCTTTGCTACTTCAGTTTCGCTCATTTGTAAGATTCGATCAAAAGAGAAGTGGCAAGAAAAACGGATTTTATTTTATAAGTATTTTGTTAGGTAAACAAGGCAATGCGCGAAAGCGTTGAGGATATGAACGATCCGGAAGATCCCGGTACGTTGACTATGTCAGATGAACTTTAATACGTGCTAATACGCACACTTTTTCTATCGAAAAGAACTATTTTCTTAAAAACGGATTCTTTCGCTTTTATTTGAAATACGATTAACACATTACAAATGGCCACCGTCCAGCAGCTCCAGGCACTCAAGAAGAAGCTTGTTAAGCACACCGAGACGGAGATCGATAAGCTCATCGCTTCCATCTCTACCGATGCCGCATCTGCGGCTGGCGAGGATACGGAGGCTGAGCCCGAGGAGGTCGCAATGACGCCGATCCAGAAGCTCGAGAAGCAGAAGGAGACGGCAAATGATAAGCTCACCAAGCTCAACGAGAAGATCGCGGGCGGGAAGAGCAAGATCCCGGACAAGGACGAGGAGAACAAGACGAAGTTCGAGGAGGTAATCTCCAAGATCGACGAGAAGATCGCCGAGATCCAGTCCAAGGAGGCCAAGAAGGCCGCAGAGGCAGCCGCAAAGGCAGCCGTCAAGTCCGCGCCCGCAAAGGCGGCGGCAAAGAAGAAGGCTCCCGAGACGGAGTCAGCACCTGCGCCGGCAACGGCAACGGTGAAGGCCGAGGAGGCCAAGAAGCATGTTCCCCGGATCACGCCCGCAATGACTACGAAGCTCAAGGAGGCTTTCGACACTGTGAGCGCCGAGTGGGACGACAAGTACAAGAAGGAGTTTGTGACGCAGGTCAACTCTCTGGATGATGCGCAGTTTGCGGAGGTTGGCCTTGAGGGTCACATGTCGCGATTTGCCAACCAGCACGCACCAGCCGCCGCAGGCGGTGGGTCAGCTCCCAAGCTTAAGACACTCACTGTGTCTGAGCTCGTCAAGCAGAACAAGAACCTGAAGCAGGTGTCCGCTGGAGTTTTCCAGCACAAGACAACTGGCGAGATGGTGACTGGTCCCGCAGAGGACGCAGACGAGGAGTACGAGGAGACTACGCACGACGGCGATGACATCATCGTCGGCACCACCACCAAGCGCGTGTACAGGCCCGTTGAGGGTTCCCCCGACAAGTTCGTGGGCTACATGGGCGTTGGCGAGTGGTAACTTGCTATTGTCGAGCAGACACAGCATACGGCGAAAGCCAAATTTTTATACGGATACTGCTTCAACTGCGGGTTCGATCACCTTTTTACTCCAGCTAAAATCGATCCAATCTGGACTGAATAGAGAGATGATGAATACCATGCTTGCTTGAAATGATGCGACTCCTATTACAAAGACAAGCAATCCAATCGGGCCAAATTTAGATTCTGAAATTCCAAATGCTATGGTGGCTATCGTAACCACTCCGGCAAATATCCATCCCAGAACTGGACTCTTAAGACCATATGCCCCGAAGTAATACGAACAAAAAATAAAGAACGTTCCGATGAGAGAGACCAGAAAGTACCAAAAAACACCAAGTACTTGACTACCTGGACTTTTTGGTGCGTCTTCTGGCTTTACGGTTGGTGCGTTGACAACCATCTGTTCTCCGTCATCTTTGGTGAACAATGTAGCAGGAGCTCCATTGAGAGATACATTTGCTTGAAATGTCTTCTTGACACCTGGGGCCGGGTCTAAGATCCCAAATGACTGAGCACTAACCGTAAAACTCAGTGAGCCATCCTTTATCAATTTTTGTGTTTCTTTTGTTACATCTTGTGTGGCTCCTTGAGCTCCATAAGATGCTTGTAATATTTCGAGTCCCTTTGGTGGTTCTGCCATCTCTTATTATGATGAGAACACAACATTTGCGATACCTCTCGTTATACGTAAAAAGTTATAAGATTCAACATATACTGTAACTGTATACGTGTAAGGCCGAACGGCATCTGATGGCTTTGTTACTGTTCGGATCACTTGATCAGGTCGAAGTCCTCTGCCAACAACATCTCCTGGCGTATTTGCGCTGACACTTACTGGTAATGCTGATAGGGCTGTTACTTTTAATACACAATCTTCTAAGGTATTGAGTTCTCCAGATAGAACTGGAGGATCTTGGACAGTAAGACGTAAAATTGTCTTGTTAAACATAGAACCATTCATATGACCTGTAGGCTGGGGAGTATCGTGTTCCAAAGCAAAGGAATATGTGTAAATTCCTGGAATTGGATATCCGTTATGATGGCGATAGTTTTCTAAATATTTAAAGAAGTCAAATGTTTTTGCATTAAACCGTTCAGCACCATCAAATACGATAACACCGTCGATAAGAATGTCAGTCGCACTCTGATTTTGTCCAATGGCTAATCCGCTTGAGTACCAAGGTGTCATGACAGAACGATTCTGATATCTGCCGTAAGGAGCACTCAGCTGATTTGTGTAGTTATCTACGCCGTTGTTTGCGGTAATGTCGGATCTCTGTGCGACCCATACAACACGAGTACACAAATTCACCAGCACAAGTTCAATATCATTGCCGGCTCCATATAATCCAGGAACAGTGATCACCCTGTTTTCTTTGATCTTGAATGAATTATCGCTTTTTGCCAATTGAATTACTTCAGCATCTCCAAGAAAGATGTAATTTGCTTCCACATATGGGTTTAGTGACCAAGTTGTTAGTGATACATTCTGTGGAGCTCCAGAAATCACAGGAGGGCTCAAAAAATGATGCATAGCAAATTCTGGAAATGCTGGATCAGCCCGAATTCGCTGACCAAATGTTCTTGGTCCAGTATCTATTACGTTTCCAAATGCTGACACTGACGAATCACGAACATCACGCACCGTGAACAGATCATAAATTGATGCGAATTCAACTACAATTTCTATTTCAGAGTACTGCAGAGCAACAAGTGGTAATGCTGTTCCGATGTCTTCACAAAACCAGAAATGAAGAGGGATTACAAGATCTCTGGCAAGGATAGATGGCTGTGCGACAAATGAGCCAGTAGTAATTGAATGAGGATACTGATTTGTGCGGTTTTCGGCGTTCGCAGGATCAGTTAATTCAACAACATTACCAATCATTCCATCTACAATTTTGCGTTTATTTGCGGTGTGTGTGATGTATGAGTACAGCTTTAGCCACTCACCTCTGTGTGTTACGATCGCAGTACCATTAATAAGCAGAGATACTGAATTGATCATGTTGTATCCCAGATTCGGAATCCACTGGAACTCATAACCAATTCCAGTAGCATCTGGAGCAAGTTCGGGATGCTGGCCTGGGGTTATGCTTGCGATTGGCGAATAGATATCAGGAAGACTTACATGGACGTAACAGTCGTGTAGCATCTGAGCATTGCGATCAACACGAACTCTCATGGATTTCGGAATAGATGCGTTCAAATCCAGATTTGTGGAACGAAAATCCAGACGGAAATGTTCCATAGCAAATTCAGTATGACGTTTGTAGACTGATCGAAAATGAGTAAAGGAGGGAGACCCCGTCACAAGCTGATCC